CTTCTTACCAAAGGAAACCATCAGAGCTGCTCGAAGAGCAGCCCCTGAAAATCTCATTTAGCCAATGCCTTGTTTCGACAAGGGTATCTATTCTTCATTTCAACTTAAACAGTTTCAACTAAAATTATCTTGTCTTAGGACCATCGTGTCGGAAAGTCCATGCCGGTCTTCGGACTCTTGTTTTCAATAAGAATCTCAAGATCTTCAATGGAGAATCCTTCAACTTGTCCTTTCTCACAGCCTTTTCTTCTAACGATCTTTTCACTAGGTCCTGGAATTCTTTGTAACGGTCTGCATCAGTTGTTCGTAAGATTAACTGAGGTAGGTCGTCCATTGATTTCCTGTCCCAAGTTGTAAAACCTTTATATAATTGTGTAAATTTCTGATTAACAGTCATATACACAACCATATAAACAGTCTGAAGATCGAAGTCCATATGACTCCAATGCCCTTGTGGCACCAGAGAAAAATGTTCCTCTTTCAACAGACCGGGTAGAAGAAGCTCAATTATTTGTTTCGCTAAGACGTGCGCGTGATCCTTTGTTCGGACCTGAGAAACAAAAAGTTCCAAAGGTCTTCATAAAGAAATCCGCACCCATACTTGTTCTATATCTCAAATCGCTTCACGAACTGCTCCTTTCGGATAGGTTGCGCTACCTGACTTGATTAACTTACTTAATATATCTTCCACCATTGCTGGTTTTAGAGATAATAATCAGTGTTTATAGAATTTTCTGTAAGGCTTCTCTTCGTCATAAAGTGACTTAAGAAGGTCTTCCATCTTCACTATACCTTGGTTTGCGTACATGGATAAGAGAGCCACCAAAGAGTATGAATATGCTCCTTGGCGGAACTTACCTTGTTTCACAAGATGTCTAAATCATCTCATCAGATGAGTAGTGACCACCCCTTTCCCGATAAGGGAGTAGGCGATGTTCACGCGACCCATCATGGTGTTCTGACTTATAAACATCTTCCAAGATATTGCTGATACGTTTCGTCCGTTATGAGTAGTTACTTTAGCAAATTCTGTAGTGCAATTACTTGCAACTACGGACTTCGCTAGATTAATCCCTACACCTAATTTCCTCATTATAACTAAGTACTCTTTGGCTACAGTTTCGTCGAAAATAACAATATCATCACCTAACAGTTCGTAATTAGTATATCATTTCAGCTCAGTCAGTCTAGCTCCACCTTCAGGAAGCATTAATCTTCCGTCAATGTTTACACCAGATCAACCAAGTGAATTTCAATAAGCTAATTGAACTATCATATGGTGTGTTACGGCCAGCATTGCTCAGGATGACAAAGCTCCCATAGGTTGTCCAACTTCATATTTTAAATTTATGAAATCAGGCCCAGGGGATTTGGATCCCGGCTCTACTTGGTTTCGTAAAACGTATTCTCTATCAACCAACACAGATTTCCAGGCTTTCGCAAACTCATCTCCCAGGAGGGAAGAGAGTATAGCAACCTGTAACTGTATTGGCAATCTGTCCGTGGCAGCAGATAGGTCGTAACCAAATGATTTACCGGATACTTTAACCTTTTCCATGCATCGGAGAACCGAAGCATGTTGGTCAAAAGTACCGTCATTTGGTAACGACTTAAGGAAAGAAAAGAGGTAATCGTGAAGGGGTCTAAGGACTGCTTGAGTCCAAGGATCCACTATTGCGAACACTCTGATCTTTCCTGCCGCCTCCTCTTTAGTAGAGAGTTGGCCGATGTTTCCTCGGAAGTTCTCCTTGGATCTATGAATAGATTCAGGAGGACCTCCAATGAAACGACTTATTATATCAATCCAAAATAGGTATTGATCAAATAAGTCTCGGCCCCTCTCTCCACAAAGTACCCTAATATGGGGAGTCATCCCTGCCTTGTCTAAAAGACGAGGTATGGTGAATCACCCATGTCAGGATACAGAGTGAACAGGAGAAGCAGTTTCGAGAAACTGGAATCCCTTACCTGTTGGAAGGTTACGTGGGAACATCTTCTTGAGGTTGGCAGTTAACACTGACAATCTTGTCGAAGCTATTCTTAAGTAATCTAACTCACCAGAATAAGGATCCGTTATCGTAGATAATTTTAACTTACCAGGTATCACTACGACTCTATAAAGAGAAAATAGTGTGAGTCACCATCGAATGATGAACTCATTACCTGATAAGATTGCTCTTCTGTCTCCCAAAGGTATAACCTGAGGAAGGCCAGAAGAACTTAATCTAGGAAACGGGAAATCAGGGTTTATCTCGTTAAGAGATTTAACCCCATTTCTTCCAATTCTCTTCTGCACAGCTAACTGAGCAGCTTTTAGATAATTCACGGTGTACACTGGACCATGATGACGAGTCATCTTGATCAAGTGTCAACCGAAATTGTTTAATTGTTTAAGTCTAGATGAAAACTTCACTTTTTTTGAAGTGCAGGCAGCGAGGATTCGCCACCCTAATCTTCGGAAAAGTGCCAACAGCTCAATGCTGTTAAGTGATACCCTAGCCTCAGTTAGGACATTGGTCTTAAATGAATTTTTCACTGAGAACTCATAATTAAAGTTATGTTTTTTCATAGATAAATTTATTTAAACTTTCACGTCAGTTAACGTCGGCGAACCTACTCTTACTGAAAGCAATCATAGCACAAGCTAGCTTTCACACTAGGCAGGTTTCCCTGCATTACCTTGTACTACTCTCCCGTCTTAGGGGTTAACAGTAACTACATCGTCTTGCAAACCGAATTAATTGGACCAATGAAACTGGACTAGTCCGCTGTTCCCTTACGGGTACGGCAGGCATAAAGTCCACTTCGACCGAGATGTTAGACCAGATCAGTTAAACTAACCTAGTTTAGCTCCATCTCTCTCTACTCGATCGTGCATTGTTCTACTAAAATTTTACTTAAAGCAGCACTCGGTACAGGACCGTCTCGAAAGAGATCCTGTGCCACCTGCACGGTGCGGAGTTTTCCGTACCACTAACAGCGCTTGGTAAGCGCTATAAATGGTTTGAGGCCTGATAAAGGCCCGG